GGCCACCGGGTCAAGACCAGCAGTAGGATCTGTCGCTGCCGGTCCGTCAATGCCGGTACCCGGCGCAGATACTCGGCCCAGTCAAATCCGCCCTTCCCATCGCTGCAGGCGGCAATCAACCGCTTGGAGTCAATCCACTCCTGCATCCGCCGCATCCCGTTATGGATTACTTGAGAGACCGTAGACTTGTCCACACCCTGCGCCTCTGCAATGGCAGCCAGCGACAGCCCTTGATTATAATAAGCGTCCAGGTACAGCGCCTGCCGGTCGGTCAGCCGGGTGGCCGCTTCCTGCAGCCAGCCTTGCAGTGTTGCCATGTCTGTGCCCAGCTCCACATAGTCGCCCGCTTCCACCTGCTGCCAGCTGTGTCCTTCCAGGTCAGACCAGGCCGCCCCGGACCGTTCAAAAAAGTCAAACGACAGTGCACCAATGTCCAGCCGTTTCCGCTTAGCCTTTTTTGCCCGGCGTTGGGTCGGAGGGTCCAGATAGTCGATCTGTACCTGAATGTCCCGAAGCGCCGCGCGGTATGCAGTTACTTTGGCCCGCAAGGCCTCACGCTCCGAAGGGCTGGTGGAGTGTTCTGCCTGCTCCTTATACAGCCGGATGCGGGCTTTCAATGTGTCCGCTTGTCGGCGCAGGTCCTCCAGCTGTGTCATAGGGGATAAAGGGTCAGTACGGCAAGCCCCGCATAACCGCTGGTATTGGGGTAGTGCAACACGATGTCTCCCGTCGCAGAAACGGTGGCGTAGGTTTCCATGGTCGCCCAAAAGCCGCTTTTGTAGCTCCCGGAGGAAAGCAAAAACGCCTGACAGATGGCCAGTGCCCCGGTTCTGCCATGGGTGGCCGCCGGAATAGTGATCGTGCATTCATTGGAACCGGCTACCCAGTCCGCTGCGGCGAACTTGTGGATATCTGCTTATATTCCGGGGACGCCTCCAACAGGTGGGGGTTGTCGTCGATGGTCGCCTGGATAAATTTGTAGTCCTTGGGGTTTTCACCCTCCTGGTACTCCCGGTCGATGAACAACCGCTTTACCCATTCGTGGCCGATGCCGCCGGGGTTGCAGGTCAGATACATCCGGCGAGGGATCTTTGTGGCGCCACGCAGGCAGGCGCCCAGAGTGCGGAACTGGCTTTCGGTAAATTGGGTGGCCTCGTCCATGAAGATCCAGTCCCATTCCTGGCCTTGGTACTCCAGATCATCGCCGCTTCCGTAGTGGCCGAATTTGATGATGGAGCCGTTGTAGAAGGTGAACATGCGCATGGTCCCGTTGTAGGTGGCCAGCTCCGCCGGGATCATGGAGCGCATGGGGATAATGAGGGTCTGTTCCAACTCCGGGTACTGCCGGCGGACCATCAGGATTCGGATGCCGGGGTAGGTCAGCGCACCGCCAAAGCCCTTCACGCGGACTACATGGGACTTGCCGCCGCCGCGGGCGCCGCCGTAGCCGGTGTATCGGCTGCGGCTCTGGCAGAACTGCTTCTGCTTTGGATTCAGTTCTCCAAAATCCACCGTGGTCTGGGGTGCGGTTCTTGGTCTGGCCATGCGTTCATCTACTCCTGCATCAGGTTTGAAAATAGGGCCACCGCGGGGGGACGGTGGCCCTATGGTTGGGGCAATTATTCGGTTCAGCCGCCGATCTTGCACACACCCACGCCGGCCTTCTTCGCCTCCAGCACAAAGCTGTCGAAGTAGATGCGGCCTTCCACCACGGGGCCGTCGAAGCCCTGGGCGTCCTTGCGGATGTGGTAGTTCTGCAGCTTGACGGGGTCAGCGGTGCAGCCCTTGTACTTGATGAGGAACTCCACGCCCGCGGGGAACCAGCCGTCGGGGACGGGGATCACCTTATTGCGGTCGATGGTGCCTACAACGCCCTTCTCCACGGCATCCTTGGCCATGTCACCGTGCAGGTTCACGATGGCGTCAGCCTGGACCAGCAGGGTGTAGTTGCGGATAGGGATGTACAGGGTGCGGCCCTCCTCGGGGACCAGAGCGTTGGACATCTCGCCGCCCAGCTTGATGATGGCGGGCAGGATGGTGTTCTTGGTCAGGGCGGCAGTCTCGGTCGAGACGGTGCCGGCACCCTCGGCCCACTTGGACAGGCGGTACTTGTCCAGCTCGGGGATGACCACCTCATCCACCTGGCGGCGCAGAGCCTTGCCGGCGGCCTTGTCGATGGCCTGGTCGGAGTTGTCGCCCGCGTCGATGGCGAAGGCGAAGCTCTTATCCTGGGTCATCTGCATCTCCTGCTTGGTGTCGCCCAGGTTGGAGACGGCGCCGAAGCGGTTGTTGGCGGCCTCGCGGTTGTAGTCGGTCAGGGCAACCACATCCACGCTGGACACCACGACGGTCTTGGCACCAACGAAGGAGTACTCGTTGCCGGTGCCGGCGGCGGTGAGGGAGGCCTTCTTAAAGCGCTCCGCTACCTTGGGGGAATACTTGGTTGCGTAATTGATAGCCATTAAATCCTCTCTTTCTATTTGGGGCAAAGAGGCAGGCCCTTATGTCAGGAGTTCCAACCCTCCAGGAATGCGTCGGTGTTCTTGGCGTCGTTGCCGGCCGACCGCATGCTGCCGGTTGCCCGGCGTGCGTTGGTCTGGTTCTGCGCAGCGGTGGCGGCTCGGTTGTCCGCAGCCTGCTGCGCCTGCTGGGCCTGGGCCACGGCGTATCGGGCGTAGGCTGCCGTAAGGGAAAGGCCCGCGTTCACGTCCTTCCACACCTGTTCCGGAATGGTCTTGGGATTGCTCTTTGCCTGTTCGTATACGTTCGGAAACGCCTTGGCAAAGTCGGTCAGGTCAGCCTGGATCCGGGCTTTCCCGGCCGCCTTCTCGTCGGCGGCGGCCTGCTGCTTCGCCTCCTTGGCGGAAACGGCGGCCTCGCGGTCCTCAAGCTCCACGCTCCGCTGCGCCTCGGCCTCGTTCATGCCGCCGGCCTTCTTGGCCTCGGTGCGAACGAACTTGACGTAGTCGGCAACGCTCATCCCCGCCTTTGCGGCGAACTGGGTGAACATCTCCATCACCGGCTTTGCTTCGTCATACTTGGCGCGGATTCGGTCGTAATCCGTCCCTTTCTGCAGCAGCTCGGGTGTGATGTCATTCACGCCCAGAGTCCGGGTCTGGTCCATGTGCTTGATGGTCCATGTGGGTGCAGCGGTCTGCTGCGCAGGCTGTTCGGCAGGCTCTCCGGTCCCCTCGCCCTTGGTTTCGGGCGCGGTCTCGGCGGGCTTTCCGTCAGTCTCGGCGCCGGCGGCAGTCATCTGGCTTTCGCCTTCAGCTGCGGTCTGCGCCTGCTCCTCTGCCGGCTCGGTCTGCTGGTCGGCAGCCTCCTCGACTTCGGTGGGTTCGTCACCCCACCCATCCAGAAAAGCGTCCTGCTGGTCGGCGGTCTGCTCTACGGTCAGGCTGGTGTTTTCCTCCATGTTGTTCGCTCCTTCCCGGCTGGTCTGCCGGTTTTTATTTCAGCGCTGGTTTGCGCTTTGTCACTGTTTTGTGCTGCGTATTTACGAAACGCAAACACACGGGCGCGGCATGGCCTGATCTGTGGGGCGTCAGCCCCACCGGCCAAATTCGCCGTACTCGATGCCGCCGTAGGGCAGGCAATCGTCAATGCTCTCAAAGGCGGCGGGGCGTTTGGACCGCGCCTCTGCCAGGCTCTGCTCAAAGCACTGCTGGAAGTAGTCGGCCAGGGCGGGGTTCTCCTCCGCCAGTAGCTTGGCCGCCAGTCCGTTGGGAAGGACGTCACGCAGGATGCGGGCGTCCAGATCCAGCTCGTCGGTGAATTTCTCGATGTCATCCAGCGCCGGGCGCTTCCCGTCCTCGCCGATGGCGAAGGTGTCGCTGGCCGGGTAGACCACGTCCAGAAGGTTGTTCAGAATGCCGATGGTGCGCACCTGGTATTCCTTGGTGTCGCTCGTCACGGTCACGCCTGTGCTTTCGTTCTGGCCGTCGATGAGGTAAATGGCCTTGTCGAAGATGGCCTGTACCGTCTTGTTGATCGCCATGCCCGCTGCCCTCCTTCCTGTGTCTACTCCTGCTCAAAGCCGGTCTTGCCGTTCACGGCAAACCGCATGATGTTTTCAAATCCCTCGTCCATGGGGTCGGCGGCCTGCTCCATGGCCAGCTCCACCGCCCGCTCGTTGCGCTCCTCCTCGCTGGGGAGCAGTAGCCGGCAGTACAGCCGCAGGGTAAGCCCCAGATCCAGCAGCAGAAGCAGCAGGATCATGCTCAGACAAACTTCCGTCATTCCGGCCACCTCACTTGAAGTCGCTCTCGTTCATGCCCTCGCCGAAGATGATCTTCACCGTGGAATCGTTCTTCACTTCCTGCTTGTCCTGATAGCCGCCAAAGCGGCTCTGCTTCTGCAGGAAAATCGCACGGGTGGCCATGCCGCCCTTCTCCCGGTATCGGGGGTCCGTCTCGATCTGTTGCTGGATGCGCAGGTAGGCCATCTGCACCGAGTCCTGCAGCCAGGAACAGCTTTCGCCGTCGTACCACTTGCGCAGGGTGGACAAGGTCACTACCTTGCCCTTGGCGTTGTATTTGCTCAGAGCCAGACACAGGCCCGCCTCGCCGTACAGCGTTTCGGAGGCGTCGCACTCGTCAAAGTACTTGGCAACTGCCTCGTCAAATTCCTCCACCGTGGGGAAAATGGAGAGTGCGGCGGTCGTCGCCGCGACAGCCGGCCCGGTGTTCCGTTCGTGATAGCCAGGCTCACCCTTCTTGGCCCGCAGCTTCGGGTTGCGCAGCTTCTTTCCTTCCATGTCTCCACCTCCCGCGGTTGATTTTAGGGGTCCCCGCCCTGCTCATGCCCAAGACAGGGCGGGGTAGAGAAGAAGGCGAAATGAGTATGGGAACCTCGCCGTCATTGTACCCTGTAAATTTGGGGCGTTCACGGTAATTTTCCGCCCCAACCGGGAAAAATTGAAAATTCCCCCTTGACAAGCAGGAAAATCCATGGTTCTGCCAGTGGGTCTGACAGAAATCAGGACCGGAATGTGCGTCGATAGCCCCCCTGTTTTTCCGCCACCCCACCACCAGCGCAGGAGAGATGGGGAGGGGAGAGGCGAGGAAATGGGCGTAGGGGATGTGGGGGGACAGCTATACCCCCGTCCCGTGACCGCCCGCCCCTTTTTCCGCTACCCCCCCCAGCTTTCTACACCGATCCCTGTAGAAGTTCCAGGC